CTAAAAAATATATTGTTTGTCCATCGAATATTATATTGAATGTTGATAATTTTTTACAAAAAAATTCCTTAAAGGATGTTAAGATTATTGTAAACACAACCGATTCAGATTATCAGAGCCAAATAAATTTTGCTGTTGATAATATAGAAACCGATTATTTTTCAGTATTGGAGTTTGACGATGAATATAGCCAAACATATGTAAAAAATGTTTATGAATATATTGATGCATACCCAGATATTGATGTGTTTTTAAGCATGATGATTGATGTGAACGCCAAAGACGAACCCGTTGGATTTTCGAATGAAATTGCATGGTCTCAGCACTTTGCTGGTGATAATGCAAATGCTGGTTATCTTAGTTTAGATTCCACTAAAACATATTCAAATTTTAGACTTTCTGGAGCAACCATGAAAAAATCATCGTTTAAAAAAATTGGAAGTTACAAGAAAAACATACTGCTAACTTTTATGTATGAATTTTTACTAAGATCTTTATATAACGAGAACAAAGTTTATGTTATTCCAAAACTATGTTATAAACACTTAATAGATAGACCTGATAGCATGTTTGACATTTATGGTAAAAATATGGCAAACAAAGAGCGTAAGTTTTGGTTCGATAAAGCAATGAGCGAATATTATTTTAATAATGATAGAAACATTGATTTAGCCGAATTAAACAATAAATAATATTGCTGTTTATTATGGTTAAAAATGAGAAAAAGAAAAAATGAACCTTATTTTGCAGAAAAAGAAGAACAAGCTGTTATTGATTATATAAGCACAGATTCAAAAGAAGAAAAAAATAGAATATATAATGAAATATTGATTGAACCGTTTAAAAAAATGATACAATCAATACTACGCAAATATCCAATACATATTGGAAATTACGATATTACTGAAGTGGAATCTAATGCTCTATCGCACTTGCTTGAGCAAATGGTTAAATATAAACAAGACACCATAACCAAATCTGGAAATAAAACAAAAGCCTTTAGTTATTGTCAAACAATTGTCAGAAATTATTACAAAGATCATAGCAAAAAAAGCTATTCCGAAAAGAAAATAAATTTATCATATGAAGATTATAACGATGAATTTAATAATAATTATGAATATTCTTATGAAATGGATCATGAAAATAACACAGAGGTTTTGGATAAATTAATTAAGGTTATAATTGTTGAAATTGACGAAAAAATTACAACAGGCAACATGAAAAGAAACGAAATTATTGTTGGGGACGCCATAATTAATATTTTAAGCAATTGGGAAGTATTGTTTATTGAGGACAGTCCACAAGGTCGTTATAATAAAAGAGTTAGCAGTATTTTTGCAAAAAATAAAACATTATTGTTTTTAAAAGAATTAACAAATTTATCAACAAAGGAAATAAGGATAGCCATAAAGCCATTTAAAGAACTATATTTTATGAAAAAATACACATTTTTTAACTAATAAAAATTTAAGTATTTATATGAAAACATAAAATCATGGCTAGACCTTTACGTAGAAAATTAAAATTTGACGAAGAAAGCGTAAACAATCTTCTGCAAGAAATATACGACGACACTCACAATATTAGGGGAAAAGTTGTTAGACTCTTTACAAAATGGGAACTCAAGGTTAAAGAAGGCGGTGAAATAGCTGCACTTGGAGACCAGATTGTTAAACTTATAGCTGCCGAGGCAAAAAATCAGGATCAAAAAATAATGCTTTTAAAATATTTAAAGGAAGTTGTTTTTGATAATAATAGTGCTGGAAAGAAGCCCGTGGACGACGAAACAGAAAAAACTGTTGGAAACGACAGAAGAAGGGAATTGATCGATATGGTTAGAGATCACATAGATAACAAAGCATAAAATGAGCGTTTATCAGGACAAATTAAATATTTTTTCGAAACTAGGAGCACTAACCACATTACAAGATCAGGCAAGCAATAAAAATTTAACAAAGTCATTTTCAACAATAACCGCAAAATCAAATGATAGCGTAACATTTTTATTGGATGTTTTAAAAACGATTGTAGGAAGTGAGTCCCTTAAAGTGATGGTTGGAGGATTATTGACAACTTTTTTTTCAGGCGTTGAAAATCAAATGAAATCATCATTAAAAAATCAATTTGTTCAACAAAACAGTAGTTCTCCATTACCAAGCTCTTTTACAAATGGATATGAAATTCCATTAAGTAGCATAGACGCTTATGGTAAATTTAAAATTCCAGCGGGTTCCGTATCGGACGGCTTAAAATTTAATGCAGTTCCAGATTTTGATGTGACCGTGAAAAATTCCATACTTAATTCGGGTTCATCGCAAACATATGGCGCGATGTCTATACAATTTAACGACATAACGCAAAAAATTAAATTTAGTCCCTCAGCAGGTAGTTCTGGACTTAATATAGGAAATTGGTTTACTAATTATGTTGAACAATCGTCATTTATAAATAAATCTGAAGCGGTTACAAAAATATTGGATTCTATTTTTGGAACAATGACCAAAAGCGAAGCAAAAAGCATTAATCAGGTTATTGATGAATTGGCAATACAAGAAGCATTAGACAATGCCATAAATGGAACCAACAACACTCTTGATTTAGCTACAGCCAATAATATTGCAAATAACATTATTAGTGGGTCAACAGAATATAATATGGGATGCGGATATATTTATAGCCAAGTAACTGAAGCGGATTTTGCTAATACCGTGAACGATATTTTAAATACAAATGATCCAACAACCGTTGCAAACATTTTAACGAACTCAGTTTTAAATAACACAAACAACAGCACAGCAAACAATAATATAATAAATAACAATGCGAGTTCAATAAATGACAATTTTTTTACACAGATTATTAATGCGTTGAAAAATGAATTAATTAAATCATTTGTATTATCACCACAAATAATGGCATTAAAAAATATTTTAAAAGTTGTAACAACTGGAGAAACAGCCGTAGCAGCAAAGGCTACTGATTATATAGCCGAAGCAAAAACATTTATTCAGTGTATGTCAAAAGAAATCGTTAGTATGTTGAGTCAATATATATATGCTATAGTATTGTCTGAATTAACAAAAATATTGACGCCTATAATAGAAAAATTAATAAAAGAGAAAACAACTCAAATAAAATCAATAATAAAAAGCTTAATACCTAAAATTTAAAAACATGGATTTCACAAGTGTCGCTGACTTAATTGATGGAATAAATAATGCTATAAATCTTAATACGCATGCTGTTTCTAATATACCAACTCCCTTAATATTAAGCGGTATTTCACAAAGACCTGGATTATCGGCTATAAAGATAGCGAGCAGAATAATAGCTCGAAAAAGCGAAGCTAATTTGCCCGTAGGAACACTTCCCACTGGCGAAAAGTCTCCCGATGAAATAATGGAACGAATTAGAATAGAAGAAATAATAAAAGCAATTCAAGAGGAATCAATTATTTTAATAGCTGTTCCTCTTGGTATAACATTAGAAGCTGCTGGAACAACCGCAACTGGCGAACCAGTAACCGTTATGGGATCAACTATTACAATATCTGGTGGTAAAGCAATAATGATTTAAATTATGGAAACTTATAATGATTTTACAGACACTGAATTATTGTGCGAAGTAAATAATGTTATAAAACAATATGAAAGCACAAAAAAAGAGATTATTGATAATACGGCAGTTATTGATGAACTCAGTAAAATTATTAACGATAAAATATATATCATATCTGAGTTGGAAAATCAATATGTAAAAATAATAGAAGAATTGGATAATAGAAAATTATTAACGTAACATGTATACTAAAAATATATTACAAAAAAATGATCCCTTTAATAAAAAGGACGAACGTGATTATGTTAATAAAACAATATTTTACGGCGAAGTGGTTTCTATTGACGATCCAACAAGTGCAGGAAGGGTAAAGGTAAAGGTTCTTGAATTGGATAATAAAATAGCAAACAGAGATTTACCTTTTTGTGATTCTATTTTTCCAAAATTTTTTCATATAATACCTAAACTTGGCGAAATTGTTCGGGTTTTTATTATGGACACCAAATATCCCTATAGAAATAGATTGTGGATGGGCAGTGTTATATCACAATTACAAAAAATAGAATTTGATTCAGCACAGAGCGCATATTCTACAACAGATATGGCACTAATACAGCCATTACAATCTTACAAATTAAATCCAAACACGGCGGGAGTATTTCCTGATGATGATGACGTTGGATTAATAGGGCGTGTTAATACTGATGTTATTTTGAAAAAAAATCAGGTGATTATAAGAGCTGGAAAACATTTAAATGGCGACATAAACACTCTGAACAAAACAAATTCGGCTTCTTTAATAATGTCATTTGATCCAAAATCAACATCATCAACTGAATATTATAGTAATTCTATTTTATTTTCTAACAAAATAGCGCTATTAACACATAATGGAAATCCAAATTTTAAATCGACAAATTTAACAACCACAGACAAGGATAATATTTTTAATAATGCCCATCCTATGGGCCGTGGAGATATTATGGTAGTTGCGCTGGAATTAATACGAAAAGCCATAGTGTCTCACAAACATCCTTATTCAAACACAGCAGCAATGCTTGAAACGGTTATCACCGATTTAGAAAAATTTGATTTTACTAATATTTTACAGCCCAATATTGTTATCAATTAAAAAAGAACCTATACAATCAAGCATAAATTCTTTTTACATAAATAATATTTCGATTCCGAACAAAAACAACAAATATCTTATACGTTAAGGATACACCTCCAAGGTTGGAGTTTTAAAGTTACCGTTTGGATATCGTCAGTTCCATAATCATTATCACCGAAATCAACACTGGTTATCATGCATTGTTCCAAGAACCATTTTTCAACATCAACGCCAGTTGGGTCGACAGCTTTAAGATATATGTTCTTTTTGTATCCAGCTGCGTAACCCATTCTTCCAGTTAATGATTCTACTTCAAGTCTTACCCATTCCATTAATTGTTGTGAGGTAGATGGCCCGATAACATCCAAAAAGGTTAGATCCAATTCGTTCCAAACATATGACCCAGCGACGTAGTTAGTCTCATTCATAAACCTGATATCGGTTTTATTAATGGTCATTGAAGGTCTTTTAAATTTCTGTATTTTCCAAACTTCAAGACCTAATTCACTTGGAAATTCTGCAAAAAACCTATTTACTCTCTTGGGTTCGTAATCAATCGGAATCCCACGTATCATATCTGCCATAATTGTAGTTATTTTAAATTTTTTTATTCTTATGTTTCATATAAATACTTATAAAAAGAAAAATGGACTTCAGCTTTTAAAGCCCATTTTTCTTTTTTAGTATTAAATGTTTGCAAATGATGCACCTGTTGGCATGATTGTAAATCCGATCCCAATATACTCAAGTGCTCTCGTTGGCTTTAAATATATTTCGCCATACAATTCATTTCGGTCAAGAGTTTCTGGAGTGTTTAATGTATCATCCATAACCAGTTTATAGCCATACAAT